CCGCTTTCTTAAACGAGACATGACAGTGCTTCGTGTGTTTGTTAGCCCCTGTGTACTTGCGCCACTTCCAGTTAAAGATGGGTGAGCAGATCTTCCCATCGAAGATGATGTAACTAATACGCTTCTCTGATTTAGACTTGCAAGCGGCACGAAGCTGATCTGCAAGATCTGGCATGATGTCTGGTTTCGATCCCTTAAATAGGTCACGATCGACATCGATGGCACGAACCCAACCCTGAGCATCAGGATTATGATCTGACTTGCGATGAGCGTGTCTGGTATCACCAATCCAACCATCCGATAGCCTGTCACGATCTGGGAATGAGTCATCGATCTGCTCTCTTAACTGAATAGCAGCCCTAGAGAGTTTTACCTTCATCCAAGTAATGCAGCTACTTCGTCAGCGGTTAAACCTAATTTGTCTAATACCGCTTGACGAGCAGCATCCTTTTCTGCTCGCTCAGCATCGCGCTCTGCTTTCTTAATTTGTGCAGCTTTGACTTCGGCTAATTGCTCCGCTGTGTAAGGCTTGATTACTTCATCGCCATTATTTAGATCAACGATCTTTTCTGTGTGTGTCATTTTATGCTCCGTAAACGTAAATTGTGCCTGCATCAAAATTGCCTGTACCGCTAATAATGCTTACAGATGAGATTGTTGATGTGCCTGTATAAACACCGCCAGAGTTTGTCTGGTAAGCGACAGTACCAGTTCCAGCACTTTGTAATTGAAATGCTTTGCTACCAGTTCCAGCAGCGCCCAATAATTGAATATAACCACAAACAGTATTACCTGCGTTATTGCCTTGTACGCCAAAGAAAATTGATGTATCTCCAGTCGCCACAGGGCTTACCTGAGTAAATGCTGATCCCTTTTCCTCTTGAATACCGCCATAAATATACTTAGTGCCAGAATCGCTATTAAAGCGTACAGTCATAAGCGATGAGGCATCTGCGCTGGCATCATCGACAATAATCATCAAGTTATCAACGCCAGTAATACCGCTAACTGTAATTGTGGTTGCTCCAGTTAAAGCAGTACCACCAGCATTTAGCAATGTATAACTTTTAGCTGCCGAAGAACTTGCCCATTTTAAGCCGGTAGCAGTTGTTGAGTCCGCAGTTAAAACTGTATTATTAGCTCCGACGGCAAGACGAGCGACTGTGTCTGCTGCCGTTGCAGCGATAATGTCACCTTTTGCATCGACAATAGTTTTAGCTATTGCAGCATTAGCGTTAGAAAAAACTGTAGCATCTACAGCATCTCCAAGTGTCTCAATAGCAGTCGCTCCGTCTTTGACTAAATCAGTCGAAGTCGGAACAGTCCAGCCATAATTGGGAGTGGTTGTTGCCATTAGGTTAGTGCTCCTGTCGCGTTATTCCATGTAAGTGTACCATTGACCCCAGCCCAAGTTAGGGTTGTTGGGGTGATTGTCTGCCATTGTAATAAACTCAATGAGAATGCAGTAGCAGAAACATAAAGAGTGAGATCCACAAAAGTAGGCGTGGCGTTCATAACTATGTTTTCCACAAAGCCACCGAATGAGCCACCTAGCATATTAGAAGGTAGATTCTGAATAAGGACTGGCTGACCGAAAAAGGTATTGATTAGGCGGTCAAGCAGCACGCTAGGCATATCAGGGTTATCAAGTCTAAATGTAATGGTCTCAAGCGAGCCTCTAGGCGTAGAGCGTAGGCTTAACTCTCTCGTGGCGATGTTTTCAATGTCTGTTAGATTCTTGATGTTGGAGTCATAAGAACGCTCATAAAGCCCGTAAGAGACTATAGAGTCCGAATTAGAGGCTGTATAGGTCGATGCGAAACCTGTGCTGTAGCGATAGATCAAGCTATTGCGAATGCGGTTGGTTTGTGTGGTAGAACGAATAGTGCTAGGGGATGCGTAATTAGCATCAATAGTGGTGTATCCATTAGCGACAAGATACTCAGAGCGATGATCAGCATCATCATAATCGACTTTGCCTGACTTGGTTTCATGGATTTGACCAAGTGCGCTATTGGCAATCTGATCTACCAAGGTGTTGGACTTAGCAGAGGCAGATGCAGCAAGGGCGATCATGGTGTAGAAACCTGAATCGACTGTGCCTACGCTGGTCTCAGCATTAGCCCATGTGGTCGTTGCTGGGTAGGTTGCCCATGTCTGGGTAGGTGTTACCTGTGACCATGGCAAAGAAAGGGCTGAGCCTAGGATAGCGGCTATCTGTGCGCCATCTAGACCTTCTGCTAAAGCTGTGTTGTAAACAGCCTTGGTGAGCCTTGCAAGGCTTCCTACGCCTAACACAGTACCGACTGTGATAAATCCTGTTTCCTCTGGACTTCTAACACCAATGGAGAAGTCTGAGACCTCGCCACCAAATACCGTCACATAAGTGCCAGATGAGTTCTTAAGTTCTAAAGTGATTGCCTCTGAAACATTAATGGTAAAAGGTGAGCCATCTGTATTAATGATCTGTACTCGACAGTAACCAGCAGTAGGCTGGCGGTCGATGTCTAAGCGACCAGATGCAAAAGATACGCTGGTTACATTGGTGTAAACATCATCATTGACGGTAACCCGCCATTCAGGAAGCCATGGCATTATGCAATACCTAAGAAGTCTATTGTTCCGCGCTGGGTTGCTTCTTCGATAATTTTCTGGATTTCCTCTGCAATAGCGTTAGGGTCTCCCACGCCTGTGTTCACAGTTATGCTGACATTGTTACCGCCGGTGGCTGCTGTGCTTCCAGCGGCTTGTTCTGCTGCCGCTTGAGCCGCTGCTGCCGCTGCTGCTTGAGCTGCTGCCTCTGAGGCGATCTTAGCAAGGTTAGCAGTTGTGTAATCGTTCTCGCCTGTAATCAAAGCGGCCTCTGCTGCTGCCGCTGTTGCTTCCATAAGTTCCTTGTAAGCTGCTGCTTCTTCTGCTAAACGAACTTTCAATGCTTCAAGTTGTGCTGCGCTTTGTGCTTGCAAGGCCGCGGATGCTGCTGTTGTTTGAGCTGTTAAAGCATCCTGTTGCGCCTTTAAGGCTGCTGTAGTTGCTGCGCTTGCTGCTGCTCCAGCTGCTCCGAAAGAAGATGACCACTCTGAAAGGTTAGGTCGGATTACTGTGGTTGCTACAGAGTTGGCAAACGATGACCACTCACGACCATTAGCTTGAATCTGTGTCTGTACAGAAAACATTGACTTAGTAAGCTCATTGATAGCAGTAGTAAGCGGATCAACCGACCACCCGCCAAACGGGTCTTTAATTTCCATTGCTTTGACCGTGGCAAGTAACTCAGTTAATTCTTTTGTCTTGGTTTGAGCAGTCTCTAAAGCCTTTTGATATTTCTCAACATCCGTCATGTTCTCATCGACGATTGCCTTCATGAGCTTGAGGCGAATCTCATCTTCCTTGGAGATCTTGCCCTTGAGTGCTGCCTCGATCTGGATCTTCTCTAAGTCAAAGATTGCACGAGCCTTAGCGAGCTTGAGTTGATCCTTCTGAGTTTTAAGCAATGCATTCTGGCTCTTAGTCAATGCCGCTGCTTGCGCCTTGGCTTGAGCTTCAGCTTTCTTTTTAGCGGCTAAATCTGCCCTCTGGGTATCCTGAGACCCCACAGACATTGAGATGTTGCCGAACCCCTTGCCGTCACCGAATAAGCCACCAGAAGGTGCAAAGAAGCTAGGGTTTTTAAAGATGTCCTTGGTGATGGCTATTACTTTGCCAGCCTCGCGAGTAACATAAGCAAAAGCATTAGCAACGCTATTTATGCCAGCGATTACAGGATCAATGGTGCTAGAGCCAGATGCAGTCTTTAGTGCATCAACGAAGCCCTTGCCGATTGTTTCCTTAGCGTTATTGACTGCAACCTGTAACTTGGCAATCTCACCTGCATAAGTGTTAGCAGCTGTTGAAGCCTGACCTGCAAACAGCACAGAGAGTCGTGCTTGGATTTCCTCAAAGCTAGCACTTGTAAGTTCTGCCTTTGATAATCCTACACCTAAGCGACCAAGTGCCTGAGTCTGACCAAGGTAAGCCTTCTGGAGACTTTGTGAAACTTGCGTGAGGCTCTTACCTGTGCCAGCACTAATGTCCAGAGCAAGGTTAAGCAATTCCTGTGATTTAGTAACTGACAAGGTGGCGCGTAAGAATCGATCCATCGCTGGACGAAGTTCATCATCTAGCACACCTGTCTGTTGCTCTAGGCGTGAGATGTATCCATTGACTGTTGCTGCGCTACTGCCATAAGCAAGATTGAGGTTCTGTAAAGTTTTGCCTAATGCTTGGGCTGCTTTGTCATCTTCTGCAAAAGCCTTAACTGCTAGGGCTGCGCCACGAACTCCAAAAGCAACACCAAAAGCAGCGGCTAGTCGCTTTACACCTTTAGTTAACTTCTCAGTAGATGTTTCAGCTTGCTTAAAGGCTTTCTTGCCGGTGAACTCTGCAGCTAAATCAATAATCACATTTGCCAAAATTAGCCTCGAGTCTTTGTCGCTAGGTTGAACTTATAAGATGCTTTTTCAATGGCGATGATGACTGCCCTCTGAGCCTTGCCATTGTTTTCTTCGTATGCACGAAACAAGGCACGACCTTCCATCTTGTTACTGCCCTTCATTTGAGCGGCATACTTGTTATTTTGATTTTCTACGAATCTGCTTTGTGGAGTCTTGCGACCCATTGTCTCGTAGATAGCACCTGCCGCGCTCTTATTGTAAAGGCGCGCTAGTGATCTAAAGCCTCTGCGGTTAGGCTTAGAAGGTGTCGTTTTGTAGCCAATGCCACGCTTTGCTAGTCGTGCATCATAAGAAGGAAAGCGAGAAGCTGACCTTTCACGAGCCAGCCATCCGCTTAAGACTTGTCCGTCATCTGGAAGGTAGCCTCTAGCAATCTTGGTGACTGGCTTAAGAGCCGCACCGATTTCCTTAGGTAATTCTTTAGCAAGATCTGGAGTGAACTTACGAAGAGCCTTGCGAAGCTCAACGCCGCCTTTGACGCTTGCTGGCATCTGTTGACTCCTTCGCTTCATCTGTAAGACCTTGCAGCAACGCATTTAGCATTGTGCGGTCAAGCTCTAATAGTTGTTGTGGCGCGAGCCCCAACCTAATGCTTAGCCTAGCAATTAGGTAGGTGAACGGAAGATCGCGCTTTAAGCTAAAGGGTCGGAGTCCTCGACGGAAACACTAGTTAATGTCTCGATGAAGTCCATCCCAAAAGGCTTAACAGATTCACCTGATCTGCGTGTGACTTCCCATGCTAACCAATAGACATCGCTTTGCTTTTCTTCATCGCGAAACGCCTTGTGGAAGCCCTTTTTAGCGTACTGCTCGAACGCATACTCCACTGCTGGAGTGATCTCGCCTTCTAGTACGCTTCCATCATTACGAACGATCTTTAGTTTTGCCATGGTTTGCCCCTTTGTTAGTTGATTATGCTGATGCTACTGCAATTGTGCCATTAACATTCCATGTGACAGACTGTGTTGAAAGATCTCCAACTGCGCCGTTTACAGGTGTAATGTTATTGACCAAGCATGACATTGTGTAAGATGGGTTCTCAGCTGATACAGCAGCAGATGTCTGCTTGATTACTACTGTTGCGGATGTTCCCCATAGTGAGTTCAACTTCTGTAGTGTCTTGTTAGTTGCTGAATCATTAAAGAAATCAATTGTCACAGATGATGCTTCTAGACCCTTAACATACTTGTGACCTGAGTCACCCATTGCTGTTACTTCTAGCTCATCGAATGTGCGGTTAATTGTTACTGCGCTAACTAGCGATGAGAGATCAACCGAATCCACAGTTACACTCACGCCATTTGATAGATAAACTGCCATTTGGTTATTCCTCTTCTTTCTTAGTTACTGGCTTTGCTGCCACTGGCTTTACCTGACCGATTTTGATCAGGAAGGCTTCGTTTTCTTTTTCCCATTGTTCCAATTCGGTCATGGTTTAGCTCCAACTCGTTAGGATACTGACTGACATCTCGCAGCTGAGTAGGTCACCCGAAGCAGCGTTGAGAATACTAGGTGCGCTGATTGCGCTTACATTATAGACCAGAGATGATGCCGCTAGCTTAGCGAACACACCAACAACAGTATCTTCTATGCCGTTAAGGTTTCCCTCATTGTCAAAGAGTGGAACTGTCATGATGATCTTGAAGTTAGCCATTGGGCTAATAGAAATCTGGCTGTTGTTGTTAGGTGTCAGATAAGGATCATCTGGAGACACGATCACAGAGTTAGCAAGGACTGTTGCAGGTGGAAATGCAAAGGTCTGCCACTTGGTATTGTCCACAAGTGCTGTGGCAAGTGTCGTGCGAAGGGTTGTAATAGGTGCGGTCATTACCCCACCATAGAGTTAGGGCTCAGCGCGTGAGCGATCAATCCTCTGACCTTAGCGAGTAGCTGTGCGCTCATTCGATAAGGTGAGGGCTGGAAATCCACAGCGTTACTGCCCGAAAGGGTTGCAGTACGCGCTTGCCAGATTTCAACAGCGATCATCAAAGCTGCGTTCTGAATTGCTGCATCGGCAGACCAGTCTACATAGGTGTCTGCTGTTACTGTGCCAAAAGGTTGAACTGGATGTTCTACTGCTGGAGTGTTGTTGTTGCCGGTGATTGCGTAAGTGATTGAGTAATCGCCTACTCCAGTGAGAGTCTTTGATCCGTTGTGCTTTGAGCCATTGCCAGCAATGACCACTGTCTGACCCACATAAAAGACTTTCTCTACTTTGTCTTGAAAGTAAAGTGTGCCTGTTGTTGCTGTGTTGCTATGTGAAATGTTATAGGTTGCATTAGTCCAGAGCATAGGCAGTAAAACTGCATCTGAAGCATCACAGACTTCCTGCAAGGTTGCATCGGGATACAGCGTACCGACTCCGAGTGTTGAGCGGAGTTCTGCGACTGTTACAAGTGACATCCCGATTCCTTTCTAAAGACTCTGAGGGGTAGAGGGCTACTACCCCTCAGAGC